GTAGGCGCTGGACACACTGTAACAGTGATTGATAATGAGTACTCAGATGCTCATGATCATTTTTATTACAATGAGAAGGCACATTATGTAAAGCAGGATATTTGTAATTACGAGCTTACTAGAATTTTTTATTGTGGAGTTGATTGGGTTTTTCATCTTGCAGCAGAGGCAAGGATTCAACCAGCAATTAAGAATCCACTCAACGCCGTCAAAATTAATACTCTTGGTACAGCAACTGTTCTTCAGTGCTCTAGAGAAGCAAATGTCAGTAGGGTGATTTACTCCTCCACATCTTCTGCATATGGATTTAACTCTCCACCAAATACTGAGACCCAAGGAGATGACTGCCTGAATCCATACTCAGTATCTAAGGTTGCTGGTGAGAAGTTGTGTTCAATGTATACTGATCTGTTTAATCTCAATACGATTATCTTCAGATACTTTAATGTTTATGGTGAGCGCCAACCACTTAAAGGTCAATATGCTCCTGTGATTGGAATCTTCCTTCGTCAACTTGCAAACGGTGAAGAGTTGACTGTGGTTGGTGACGGTGAGCAACGTAGAGACTTCACTCATGTCTCTGATGTTGTGCAGGCAAACATTCTTGCTGTAACTAAAGATCTACCTGAAGACGCTTTTGGTAAAGTTTATAATGTGGGTAATGGGGAGAACTACTCTGTCAATGAGATTGCAGCGATGATCTCTTCCAGGAAGCGATTTATTGATGCTCGTCCAGGAGAGGCAAGAATCACCCTTGCAGACAACTCTAGACTTAAAGAGACCCTTGGTTGGGAACCTACAGTAGACCTTAGGGAGTGGGTTGCCAAAGCAGTAGACAGTGTAAAAACTGGTTCTTGATCGTCCATACAGGGATTCCTCTTTGTATACTGTGTTCAGTTCAAACGAATCCCAATGACTATCAACCACGAAGTCAAAGGACAACTTGCAAAACTGCTTGCTACTGAAGACCTGGTGGTTGAGCATCGTGCTGTAGATACTGCTCAGTTCAATGTCCATACCCGCGTTCTGACGCTCCCTCAGTGGAACAAGGCATCTAATAATGTGTATGACCTTCTGGTGGGTCATGAAGTTGGTCACGCCCTATATACACCAGATGAAGATTGGATCAAGGATCGTAAGATCCCACCACAGATTGTCAACGTTGTCGAAGATGCTCGTATCGAGAAGATGATGAAGCGTCGGTATGCTGGTCTCTCCAAGACCTTCTACCGAGGATACGAAGAGCTGGCAGCAGAAGACTTCTTTGGTATTGAGGATGAAGATATATCGACATTCAATCTGGCAGACAAGATTAATCTGCACTGCAAGATTGGTAATTATGCAGACATTCCATTCACTGATGAAGAAGAGTCTCTTCTATCTGCAGTTCGCGATTGTGAGACTTTTGCACAAGTGTTGGATGTATCAGAGGCAATTTACAACTATTGCAAGAATGAACAGAAATCAGAGTCCCCTGCAAACGTTCAATTACAGTCGAATAATGGTGGGTCTTCCTCCATCCCACAAGGATCAGATAGTCAGGAGGGAGAATCAGAATCCCCGTCCAGCGAATCATCGCAAGGAGCCAACAATTCTGTCAATGATGATATTCAGGGATCTCCCACAGATGTAGTAGATCAACCCACTATGGGTGGAGATATTGGTAGTGACTTCAATGTGGATACGATGAAGTCATTTGAGGATGCTATCAAGGATCTGACTAGTGATCAATCTTTTGAGAATCAGTATCTTGAGGTTCCTAAAGTCAATCTTGATGCCATTATTATTCCGAATGAGGAAGTCTATCAGGATGTTCCTGAGCGTTGGGATGATGTTGATCCGAAGTACTTCTATGAAGTTGATAAGAGATACTCTGAGTTTAAGAAGTCGGCTCAAAAAGAAGTCAACTATCTGGTAAAAGAGTTTGAGTGCCGTAAGTCTGCCAGCGCATATGCTCGCGCTACTACTGCTCGCACTGGTGTCCTAGACTGCACTAAACTTCACACCTATAAGTACAATGAAGATTTGTTCAAGAAGGTCAGTGTTGTTCCTGATGGCAAGAATCATGGATTGATTTTCATTCTTGATTGGTCTGGATCCATGGCAGATGTCCTTACGGATACTGTCAAGCAACTGTTCAACTTGATCTGGTTCTGCAAGAAGGTCAGCATCCCCTTCGAGGTATATGCCTTTACTAGTGACTTCCCTAAGTTTGGATTCACTCTTGATGAGAATGGTGATCGTGTTTACAAGTCTCCTCCGAATACATATAAGAAGCGGGACGGTGTTTTGCAAGTCTATGAACAGTTCTCTCTGATGAACATGTTTTCTAGTAAGACAAAGATCAAAGAACTGGACAATCAGATGAAGACTATCTTCCGCATTGCGGAAGGGTTCAATCGCGATCACTATACTTATTATCCCATTCCTGGCAAACTATCCCTGTCGGGCACTCCTCTGAATGATACTCTTATTGCTTTGCATGAGATTATTCCTCAGTTCAAAGAGAAGAATAATGTTGAGAAGGTTCAGTGTGTGATTCTTACTGATGGTGAAGCACCTCCGTTGAAGTTCCATAAGACTGTTCAGCGTCACTGGGAGATTGAACCTTATCTTGGTGTTCGTCAGGTTTGTAACAACAACTGTATTCTTCGTGACCGTAAACTTGGAACCACTTACTCTCTAAATGGCAACTGGTATGAGGTTACTGATGTCCTTTTGACTCACCTCAAGGATAAGTTCAAGGATACTAACTTTATTGGTATTCGTGTTCTTGAAGGTCGTGATGCCCATAGTTTCATTGCTCGTTACTATGGTCGATGGAATGATGATCATGATCGTATCCATGCTATCTGGAGGAAGGAGCGTGCATTTACGATCACCAACTCTGGATATCATTCCTACTTTGCTATGTCTGCAACTTCTTTGGCACAGGACAACACCTTTGATGTCAAAGAGGATGCAACCAAATCCCAGATCAAGAGTGCATTTGTCAAGAGTCTTCGCACTAAGAAAATGAACAAGCGAGTCTTGAATGAGTTCATCGATCTGGTCGCTTGATAAACTGTCCACGGGGGACCTGAGTTCCCCCACCTCTCCACTATACTAACTTCAGTTCAAACAAATCCAATGGGTCTCTCCAAAGAAGGCATCATCAGCTCTCTCCAAGATCTCTACGGAGATTCTGTGACTGCAGCAGACATTCGCGCTTGGTGCGCGATGAATGATGTCAACTATCAGACCGTTACCAATAAACTTAACGATTGTAAAGTTGGTCGTGGTAAGTGGAACCTTACCGTTCGGGAACAAATGGAGCAAACCTACCAGGCACCTGCTGCAATTATTCCCGCCCAGGAACAAAACCTTATCCCTGAAAAAGATGATTCTTTCGTCAAGTTTGGCAATTTCGCTGATATTAAAAAAATTATTCAGTCCCGTCTATTCTATCCGACGTTCATTACAGGATTGTCTGGCAACGGTAAAACGCTCTCAGTTGAGCAAGCATGTGCAACGTTGGGTCGGGAACTCATCCGTGTAAATATCACTATTGAAACTGATGAAGACGATCTTATTGGTGGCTTCCGTCTTGTTGATGGGGCAACTGTTTGGCATAACGGACCTGTCGTTGAAGCACTCCAACGAGGAGCAATCTTGCTACTCGATGAAATTGACCTTGCTTCCAACAAAATTCTATGCCTCCAGTCCATCCTTGAAGGTAAGGGTGTGTTCTTGAAGAAGATTGGTAAGTTTGTTCAACCTACCGCTGGGTTTAACGTCATTGCAACTGCCAACACTAAGGGTAAGGGTAGTGATGATGGACGATTCATTGGAACTAATGTTCTCAACGAAGCATTCCTTGAGCGATTCCCAGTGACATTTGAACAGTCTTATCCTACGATCTCTGTTGAGAGGAACATTCTCTCCAAGATTTGCAGCGATGATGACTTCTGCCAACGTCTTGTAGATTGGGCAGACATTATCCGTAAGACCTTCTATGACGGTGGTATTGAAGAGATCATCAGCACCCGTCGTCTGGTTCACATCGTCAAGGCATATGAGATCTTTGGCAATAAAGAGAAGGCAATGCAGGTTTGTATCAATCGATTTGATGAAGATACCAAGCAAGCATTCCTGGAACTCTACGATAAAGTTGATGCTGACTTTGACCTGACTGCTACTGGTGAAAAGGTACACATTGACCAAGAGATTGGATCCTGATATAATGATAACGGATAACTATGCCTCATGACCCCCGCTACTTTGTAATGGATCAAGTAAAGCATTCTGATTATTATTACGACTATGATCGTAATGACAGTGACCGACCCAATCCCTTCACAGCATCTAATCAAGACTTCTGGGAGGAAGATGGGTTTAGTTTGACGGGTAATCCTGGCGCTATGGCACCAGACACTATTTCATTCAACCTTACTATGGAACCTGAAGAAAAAATTGATTTGAATCTGGATTCCCTTTCTACTAATGGATTCTGGAAGTATGAAGAGGATAAAACTATGAAGGAGATCCGTGAGTACCTCTCTTCAACATATAAATCTCACTACACCTCCCAAGAGTCTAAAACTCAGACTCTTGATTTGATTGAGAGTATTGGTGATGCAGAACCTTTCTGTCGATCTAATGCAATCAAGTATTTGTCTCGATTTGGCAAGAAGAATGGTAAGTCAAAACAGGACATTCTGAAGGCAATTCACTATTGCATTCTTCTTTACCACTTCTCTGGACTGCATAATGAAATTAAGGGAACCTATGAAACTTTCTGATAAGACAATCAACCTTCTGAAGAACTTCTCGGACATTAACCAGTCCATCCTGTTCAAGAAAGGCAACAAACTCCGCACCATCTCTGTGATGAAGAACATCATGGCAGAAGCAGAGATTCAGGAAGACTTCCCTAAGGATTTTGCAATCTATGATTTGACTCAGTTCCTTCGGGGTGTGTTCCTGCATAATCAACCAGAACTTGATTTTGCTAATGATGGACACGTCGTCATTCGTGAAGGTAAGACTCGCTCTAAGTACTTCTTTGCTGATCCCAGCGTAATCGTAGTGCCTCCTGAGAAGTCTCTAACTCTTCCCACAATGGATGTTGAGTTTGAACTGGCCGCAGAACAACTGGAAAAGATTCGTAAGGCAGTTCTGGCATTCCAACTTCCTGATCTCTCAGTCGTTGGGGAAGCAGGAGTTGTTAAACTTGTTGTTCATGACAAGAAGAATGACACCTCTAATGACTTCCAAGTTCTCGTTGGAGAGACTGATGAAGAGTTCTGCTTCCACTTTAAAGTTGAGAACATCAAGGTTATTCCTGGTGATTACAAAGTCAGCATTTCCAGTAAACTTTTGTCAAAGTTTGTCAACACTGACTATGATCTGACCTATTATATTGCTTTGGAACCTGATTCTAACTTCTAATGCGTACTCTTACGTTGATGAGGATTATGGGCAGCATTGGTGTCATTGCTGCCTATTTCATTATCCTCCATGTCAATGTTCTTACGGGTGTGATCATCAACTTCATTGCTGATCTGATCTCAATTCCGTATTTTGCAAAAACAAAAGCCTGGGATGTAGTGATTATGCTATCGTTCCTACTGGCAATTTCAATGTCAAAACTGGTACAATGAACATAACCCAAGCGATGACCCTCCTACTTTTATCTAAGTGTTTGGTTCATCCACATCTTGGTCTATGCTTCATTCTCTTTATTACTGATCCAAAAAACAAGATTGGATATGACTCGTGATGAATTCCTTTGGGTTGAGAAGTATCGACCCAAAACAATTGAGGATTGTATCCTCCCCAAGGAGATCAAGAAGACCTTTGTGGAATTCTTGTCTAAGGGTGAGGTTCCCAATCTTCTCCTTGCTGGACCTGCTGGGTGTGGCAAGACAACTATTGCTAAAGCACTCTGCAACGAACTTGGAGTAGATGTTTATGTCATCAATGGATCCGATGAAGGTCGATTCCTCGATACTGTCCGAAACAATGCGAAGAACTTCGCTTCGACCGTATCACTTACGTCAACTGCTAAACACAAAGTCATCATCATTGATGAGGCAGATAACACAACCCATGACGTACAACTCCTCCTACGGGCGTTTACTGAGGAATTTGCTGGCAACTGCAGATTCATCTTTACCTGCAACTACAAAAACAAAATCATCGAACCCCTCCACTCCCGATGTGCAGTGGTCGAGTTCTCAATCCCCGCAAGCAAGCGACCAGAGATGGCATCCAAGTTCTTTGGACGCCTCCAACAAGTCCTGGATGCAGAGGGTATTGAATATGATAACAAGGTCCTGGTAGAACTCATCAACAAGCACTTCCCAGACTGGCGTCGTGTTTTGAATGAGTGTCAACGCTATTCTGCTGGAGGAAAGATTGATGCAGCGATTCTCGCGTCCTTTAGTGAGGTCAAAACTGATGAGTTGGTTAAACGACTTAAGGAGAAGAACTTCCCTGAAGTACGTAAATGGGTCGTTAATAATCTGGACAATGATTCTGGTGTACTTCTGCGTCGTATTTACGATGCTTGTTACACGTCCCTTGTACCTTCTACCATTCCTGCTGCTGTGCTTATTATTGCTAAGTATCAGTATCAGGTTGCCTTCGTTGCCGATCAAGAGATTAATCTTCTGGCGGCGTTGACTGAAATTATGTGTGAATGTGAATTTAAATGAAAAAACAACCAAGACAAAAGAAGTCCAGAATGTATTATTACTTCTGGAGTATTATGACTGCTTGCGTCCTTCTTGGACAAATCTATGTTGGCACTGGATACCGTGCAATGGCAGCAAGCACTTTACAACTTACTGAGTTTTTTAATACTCTTCTGACCACTGATCTTAAAGACTACAAATGAACGTTAAACTTGTCCGTACTACCTCTGGTGAAGATATCATCTGTGAGGTTCTGAGTGAGACCGACGACTCTGTTACCTTCTCTAATGCAATTGTTGCAGTTCCTGCAGGTAACGGTCAGATTGGTTTTGCTCCCTGGTCTCCTCTCCTTAGTAAAGAAGTAAAGGAGTTGACAATCGACAAAAAGTTTGTAATGTATATTGCAGAAGCACAGGACCAGATCGTAACTGAGTATCAGTCTATGTTCAGTCCTATCATTGCTCCTAGCAAAAAACTCGCCCTCTGAGTCTTTTATTTTATTATGATTAACATTGATCGCATCAACCTTGAAGAGTTCTTTGGTTGCGTAAACGCCACTAACACCAAAGAGATGAAGTCCAATGCATTCAAAACTATTCGCACTTGGTTGCAGGAGAAGTCCTTCGCCAAGTGGAGTGATGGTCAACTTGAATATGTTGGAGACTTCAAAGATGGAGTTGATTTTGTCTCTGAAGATAATATCAATTATGAAATGAAAGGTAAGCTCAAGATGTTCAATAAGAATGGGTCTACCTCATCTATTGTTCTTAAGAACTTCCAGAGCGAAAATAAGGTGATTGAGAAAACCTTTGACTACATGCTTCTGGTAGACACTGGATCCATGGCGATTGGAATTACTGATTGGGATACTGTAGAGAAGCGTATTTACTATACTCCTAAATCTCCTACTGCCAAAGTTAAGTTCCTTCCAGGAGACTTTACTATCCTTGCTAAGGATATTAAACCTGCAGAGAAGAGTATTACATCTGCTGAGATCCTTGATAATCTGCAGGAGATTCTTTGATGAAAAGTTTTAAGACTCCTCTCCGTTATCCTGGAGGCAAGTCTAGGGCATGTAAAAAGATGGATCCTTACTTCCCTGATCTAAGGGATTATAAGGAGTATCATGAACCATTTATCGGTGGTGGTAGCGTTGCTCTACATATCACTAAGAAGTATCCTCATCTGAAGATCTGGGTAAATGATCTTCATCCACCTTTGGCAACCTTCTGGCAACAACTCCAAACTAATGGACGCCAGATGCAAGAGAAGCTTTCTGAACTCAGGTCTCGTTATCCTGATAGGGGTTCTGCAAAGGGAATCTTCTTAGCATCTAAAGAGTATCTTGCTACCGATCTGTCTGAACCTCTGTGGACAGCAATCTCTTTTTATATTGTTAATAAGTGTTCTTTTTCTGGTCTGAGTGAATCTTCTTCATTTTCTCCACAGGCGTCTGACAATAACTTCTCCATGAAGGGTATCCTTAAATTAACTGGGTATCAGCAACTTATACATAATTGGAAGATCACCAATTATTCATATGATCAGATTCTAGATGAATCTTCTGATCGATCTGGAGTGTTCGTTTATCTCGACCCTCCATACGATATCAAAGATAATTTGTATGGTAAAAAAGGTGGGATGCACAAAGGATTCGATCACGATAAGTTTGCCGAGGACTGCAGTAACTCTTCCACAGACATGATGATTAGTTACAATTCTGATCAACTTGTGAAAGATCGGTTTACTGATTCTAAATGGAGAACTGGAGAGTTTGATCTCACATATACTATGAGATCTGTTGGTGATTACATGAGTGATCAAAAAGAACGTAAAGAACTACTTTTAATGAACTATGAAAATAGAAGTCTCACTCTACAAGGCGGGCAAACTCTGGAAGGAGGAGT